CTTATTCCCATATTTGATAAATTATTGAGGCTGCCATCGTCAGTGTGATATATTAATTCACAGTATTTTTTGTTAAATTTAGATGCAATAAGATACAAATCTAATCCACCACCATTTTCAACAATTTGTCTACAAGAGCTATATGATTCTTTAACCATTCGATAGAATGAGTCTGTATTTACAGGATGAACAGATGCTAGAGCAAATTTCATTAGTGTTGGCATAAATGTCATATTTGATATGAACAATGAGTTGAATTCTCCAATTAGGGGATTTACACTAGACTTGACCAGAGATGTTCTGCAGTTGAATAATAGTTCAGAAACTCTCTGTGCTTTCAGGAACACATTTAGCTTGTTCAATGCAAATGATCCTTTCTTTGATTCAGGGATTTCTATGCTCAACAAAGTGTATGAATCATCAGATGATAATAAATCTTGATGATCCTCATCATCTAATCCCATTTTTTTGCACATTCTCTTATACAATTCATCTCTGAATTGTATCATACAAAGATGTAAAAGTGATGATGTAAAATGAAGAATTCCTTGTCCCATATTGGAATGATTCCTGAACACCAACCTTTTGTCAATGTTGAATAATTTTTTTATCTTTTGTAAATTTGGATCTTTGTGCTGATATCTGCCGGTAACATCTTTATCCCAAGCTGTCACCAATCTATCTGGCAAACAGCACTTCTTATTTTGATGTTTTATCAATAGATCCATGATAAAAGGAAAAAAATCTCCTAGTTGCTCTTTGAATGAGGTGAATAGATAAATGAACTGTATGGGGACAAAACTAGGTCCCCACTTTGTTTTATCCATCGTGATGTGAATTTGAGCTCTTGATTTGGGTAACTTCTTTGCTGAATATAGACAAGCCTTTATAGCTTCATTTTTAATTTGTCCATGTGTTAATATCTCTCTTTGATCAAAGAAGCAGATATTCCTTGATAATGTCTCTAAGACATTTATTCTTATTCTGTTAGTCATTGGGAGAATGAGAATTTCTCTAACACCACCAATTTGATTTTTCTTAAA